GGTGCCGGTTGGGGCCCAGCCTTGCTGACGTCGTTGGGCTAACCAATCTGCCCGTACCCCCGCCTCCGCTTTCGGGTGGTGGTGGTGTGTGTGGGGGTTGTGTGGACGAGGGGGGGGCCCGCCGTTGTTTGTGGAGTAGGAAATGCCGACGATTAATGATTTGCCCGAGAACAGTCCCGATTTTGGGTTGCTGTTTGACTATTCGGTATGGGGTCCGGGCACTGAAGTAACACTGTGCCACGTGCCGTGGGATAGTATGTACCGTGATGTGTATTGGTTTGACGCGCCCGTGCATTGTATTTCCTATATCCACAAATATAACCGCGAAATGGGGATGTCGGTTACGCGGATTGAAAACCTTACATATTGTGCTCAGAACCGTCCGGTGCGCATTTCGGTCCCGTTTAGTGAGGCAAATAAGTACAATTATTTGATTGTACAGAATGACAGGATGCCACTTGAGGAACCTAATTCTCCTGTCACATTCTTCTATTTTATTACGTCGGTGGAGTACATTGCGCCTAACACCACCCAGCTGACCGTTTCGCTTGATGTGTGGCAGACGTATCATCACGTGATTGATTTTGGCGGGGCGTATGTAGAGAAATGTCACGCGCTGGAATATGCAAGTCAAGACCTTATCGCTAACAAGTTCGGTGTCTCTCATATTAAGTACGCCAATAAATATTTCCGATGCCCTGAAGGTATTGATCTAGGGCAACGGATGATGATTGCAAAGTCATGGGTCGAATCTTATTTGGACACTAAAGCTGGGGTGCTTGACAACCGTTTCAAGTTCACTGCAATTATCGTCTCCACAGTGAATCTGGAAGGTGATTGGGGCAGCGCGTCCAATCCCACCATGTCGACCGCCTATGGATCGAATGTGAAAATGACGCGCAGCGGTGACTATAAGGGGCAGCCTGCTAGCGAAGGTATGCGGCTTGTCAGTGGCGCCACATACTATTCCTGCCCGCTTGAGAAGCTTGCTGACGTGATGAAATCAATGTCTAACTACCCGTGGATATCCCAAGGGATTCAGGACATTTACATTGTTCCTCAACCTAACGTTGCGGTAGCGCAGATTTCCGGAAAAGCTGGTGAAGCCGGTCTTAATAAGGTGGTGGAAATTGTGGGACATACTGTTTGCACAGCCGCCTACGATTTTCGCCCTGATCTGTTGTGGCAATTTTTCAACAGCGAGCCTGACATAAAGTCAATGCTTGGCATTAAGGGGATGGCCTACCTTAAGCGGTTTATGAAGTTTTACCAGTCGCCCTATATGATCATTGAATGCACGCCAAATAACGGCCAGGTTATTACTATTGACCCCCTTCTCCTGGCGTCATATTCGGTCCAATTTCATGTGGAATGGCATATTCTCCCACCGTCTCCGCGCATGACGGCCTATATTGATAACTACAACGCATTCCGTCAATCTGCCGTGTGGAAGAGCGAGTGCGAGTATGTTAACGAAGCTCTCGTGATCGATAATTTCCCACACGTCCCGGTCGTTAATGACAACAGCATTATGGCCTACGCGTCTCACGCCCATTCCATTGCTCAGTCTCGTGCTTCAGCCGGTTGGGGTCGCGATAAGGCGCTTCGTGGCGCCCAAAACAGTTTTGACCAGACAATGCACGGCATTCGCACCGGCAACGCCATTATGGAAAATAATCTCGGCGCACAGAACCTTCAGACCGCACTAGCCAACACAGCACAGCAGGCCCACCAGCAAGTGGCGAACGCGAACCGTGCTGTTTCCGGTATTGGTGGTGCGGTCGGCAGTGCACTGACGGGTAATTTTAAAGGGGCGTTCGGCGGTCTTGGCGGTTACATGCAAGGTCAAATTACAGCCGATATTAATACGGGCATTGACATTAACGCCCGCAATATGGGGAACGTGATCTCACAGAACCTCACGCGCGCTAACCAGAGCGAATCTAACATGCTCACGGGAAGCAATGCTAAAGCGAATCTTGATCTTGCCAACTATGCGGCCCGCGGTGATTACAGCAATGCCATCGCTTCTATTAATGCCGGTATTCAGGATACTGAAACTGTTTCACCGTCCATTGGCGGTGGAGTTGGTGGCGATGCCGCTAACTGGGTTCAGAACGGGGCTGTTATCTATTCACGTCTTCGTATGGTTGACCCGGCCGCCATTATTCGACAGGGGGATATGTGGGCACGTTATGGGTATACCACTAATTCCTCTATTAACCAATTTCCCAAGCGTCTTCAGTGTATGGACCGCTTTAGTTACTGGAAGTGCCTTGATGTTCGTATCAAGTCCGCTAAGTGCCCGCAAATGTTTGTTGAGACAATCCGCGGCATCTTTGAAAAGGGTGTCACGGTTTGGCACGAACCACTCAAGGAGGGTGAAGTCTTGGATAAAGTAATGGTTGATAACGCTGCTATTAAATGGGAAGGAGATATGTTCTATGCCTGATTTCGTAAAAGACGCGATTTACACGCCTTTCATGAAACATATGACCACGACGCCGGGCGTTGACCGGAAAGTCATGCTCACTCAAATGTACGCGCGTATTTTGGGTGAGATGTCAATGAACAGGTTTAAATGGGAGGGATTGCCGGACGAAATTGACCACCGCTACCTTGAGATGACCTTATTCCACAAGGGGCTATGCGTTTTCTATTGGGATAACGAATACGAACGATATTTCGCGCTACAGGGTACTGGTAATGGTACCCCGAATATGTATATGAACCCGACTGGATTCATCGTCTATGGGAACACGATGGTGAATAAGGTGCTAGACGGTAATTCGTGCGTACCTATTTGGGCCAATTATACGCGTATTCCCGATACGGATATCGTTTATGTGTACGCCAACCGACTGGCAGAGATCGATATTACGTGCGAGATTGATTTAATCCACATGCGCGTACCAGTCCTCCTGACGGCAGACACCAATGAACGCAAGAGTGTTCTAGACGCGTATAAGAAACTTGCTGAAGGCGAGCCCATGATCGCCGCCGTTAATTCAGTGACCGGTGTGGGAACTCTCGCAGACAAGATTAGTTCTCTGTCTACTGGCATTGACAAGGATTATCTTCCGCACGTTCTAGAGGCCAAGGTGAAGGTCTGGAACGAAGCACTCACCTTGCTTGGCATTATGAACGTGAACAGTGCCAAGAAAGAGAGGATGGTTGTCGAGGAAGCGAGCGGTTCGTCCGGTCAGGTTCTCGCTATGCGGGCCGTTAATTTGCAGTCTCGGCAGTGGGCGGCAGAGTGGATTAACGCAAAGTACGGGCTCAACATCAGTGTTCAGTGGAATCTTGATGATTCCGCAGGAATCACTGATCTAGCGGCCCTGAATCCCATGTCTGGCCTGACTGGCAATCCTACCGATTTAGGCGGTCCTCATGAGTAATTACACGGTGGAGTTGCGTAAGATTCCGGAGTCGTTGATTGACGAAGCGTTGGCCCATTATCCGCTCTTTATGGACGGGTATAGGGGTACACTGAATCGCAAGATTAAGGAACATTTCTGGTATAACGAAATCGCGCATGAGACGATTGACCAGTTCCTTTTCCAGCTGCGCATTAAGATGAATGAGATCATGCCTTACTATAATCAGCTCTACGAATCGGAGCTGACAAAGCGTGATCCATTCATCACCCAGAAAATTATATCAACGTCGTCAATGGACAGTAAATCCTCGGCCACGACGTCGGAACGCCAAACCAGTAAGTCCGGCAATAGCTCCAAAGCTAAATCACGTGCCGTTAATTCAGACACTCCCCAGGTGCCGCTGAGCGGTCACGGAGACTACGCCACGTCCGCGGCCGACTCCGTGTCGAACACCACCGCGGACAGTACGGGCAGCGGTGAGTCCTCGGGGGCTCAGTCCGGCACGGCGGCGACGACGTCGACGTCGGAGTCCTCAGGCTTCAGCGGCTCTATGGCGTCGCTGATTCAGGCCCACCGAGACGCTATTATTAACATCGACATGATGATTATCGCGCAGCTTGAGCCGCTTTTCATGCTGATTTGGAACCCGCCCGTTGATATGATCGGAGATGATTTTTATGCCCGTTGGTGGTGACCCCAGGATCGACGCCCTGAATAGCGCGCTGTATCATTTGCAGCCGCCTCAGACTCCGTATTCCACGCCGTTTACGTATAACAACGGTCTGACGATGCTCGAAATTATAGAGCGCATTAGGCAGGCCGTGATCGATACGATCACGTATGCTGAGAGCTTCGGCAAGGAAGTGACCGCGCTAGTCGAGAAGATTAACGCAGCTTTCGATAAGTGGGCAGCGGACTCTAAGAAAAAACTTGACGACTTTGAGGCATTCTTGAATGATTCTCGCGTTTCCACTGAAGCCAAGATTAAGGCGATGAATGACCTTATCGAAGACTTTAAGAAACGGCTTATTTCCGCCGAATTCAAGCCCACCGAGGACGGCAACTATATTGAAGCCCCTCTTATGGGCGGCGGAAAGATTCGTCTTGGTACAGCCAAGTACTTGGACAATATCGTTGAGCAAATCAAGGCCGACGTCGCCCACCAGATGAGAGAATTCAACGAAACCGTTGACAAGAAAATTAAGGAGAATCTCGAATCTGGTTTCGACATCGTCTTCGTCTACGGGCAGTCCAACGCGGCCGGTTCAGGATACCCCATCACCCCGCTGGATCGTGGGGATGATCGCATTCTCGCCTATTACCAGGACGGTAATACGGCGATTGATGAGACCATTAACGTCGCCCTCGACCCTCTGACCGCCGGGTATAGCGAGAGCTATGGCGTCGGTCCCGCCATTTCATTCTGCAAACGAATGATTATGAACGGCGCCCTCCCTGCGCCCCGCAAGTACATGATCGTAAACCTTGCATGGGGCGGCGCTCCGGTTACGGCCCTGAATAACTACATCGCGACCGCTATTTCATCGCTGCGTTCCGCATTCAACATGCTCCCCACGGGCCAGACTCACCGACTGAGTCATATGCTCTTCGTCCAGGGAGAGGCTGAGGCCGCTGGGTCCCCGGACGGGCACGTCTGGAAGACCGGCGTGAATGCGATTATTTCGCGGGTGAAGGCTGATATCCCTCAGGCCAAGGACATGGTCACCATCCTGGGATCGATCTCCCCACGGTGGGCGAATATCGCGCCCGGCGGGCAGACCATCCGCCAGGCCGCCAAGGACCTAGCGCGGTCCCGTAGCGACACACTGTGGTGCCCCGGCCCCATGGGCTGTGAGCAAGACCCCGATGGTCTGGGCGGTTCTCGTGTGGGGATTCACTATTCGGCGCGGGGTGCCAGGGATTTGGGTGCGGCGATGGCTGAAATGGCATGCGGCAATGTTCCGGCGCCCATGCCGGGGGTTACCCATAATGGGGAAATTATTTTCGACACGCCGGATGGGATCGAAGTCAGTGAAGTATATTCCGGCGGGCAGACCGTTCAGGCGTCGTCGGGTACCCAGGCGCGCGGAACTTTGGGCGTGGCTTATGTTCGTCACCGGGTGGGCGGTAAATGGTCGAAGTGGTCGGCCGGGGTCAAGTATTGCACTCGCGAGCGGAATTCCCTGTTTATTCTGAACCCCCAGGGTTGCAGTAATTTCCACGGATACACGATGAACGGATGGGGCGGGGAGGGGACCGGCGCGGAGAGGCGCGTGCACGCTCTTGATGGACACTCTGTTCCGATTATGGATAGAGCCATGTTGGGCGGTTCCTGCCGGTTCCGTGGAAAAGACGGACTTGAAATCTCGGCCACGAATGACTGGACGCTAAATCACGCGACATCATCAGCTTTTATGGGCAGTGACGGCTATGGTTTCTTTATCGTCGTGACTGCCGATATTACGGACAATTACCAGGAGAATGGCGAGAACATTCTCGGTTGGCGTTCGCAGTCCAAGAATTTCTGCCGCCTGTGGGTTGTCAATGGCAATACCATCAATTTCGAAGGGTTTGCCACCGACGGCAGTGATTCCAAGGTTTCCACCACGTTCCTGCCTGGTGCCCCGAACGTGATTATGTGCCGTCAGAACACGTCTGGCGTCCAAATCAATTGCAACGGAAGCGTCGTTACTAAGGCATGCAACGGTCTTAATAGTGGCACTGCACCCCTTATTCTGGGTGATGGTTTCTATAACACGGGCGGCACTGTTTACGGTGGCTGGAAAGGGACGATTGACTACATGGCATGGTTCAAGTCCGATATCGATCCAGGCACTATCAGTGACATGATGACGTATCTCAACCGCCGCTACCGGGTACGCCGTCAGCCTGAGCTGCGGGGTATCTAATGGCGTGGGATGACACTGCGAAGAAAGTCGCGATCAAGGCAATTGGCACTGTCGAAAGCTCTATGCGCTATGACAGTATCAATTACAACGACCCCATCACCGTTGGAATCGCCCAATGGTATGGACCGCGGGCAGCCGATATCATCAAGAAAATGGGCGCGAAGCACGCAAGCGAATACGGCGGCGTGGCGTCATCCCTAAAATCGGACCTCGACTCCCACGGGAATGATTCGTGGTGGACGAATCGGTGGTTGTCCCGCCTGGAAGGGAACAGTCTCCTACCTCTCCTCCGGGCGGGCACCGCCGAACAGGACGCGCAACTGGTAGCTGACCTAGAAGCTTATTTCCAAGCGGCCAGGAACGTCGGCATTGACCCGAATGTGAGTACGGATACGTTCATTTATTTCTGCGTCATGTATCACCAAGGACCGCGCTACGCGATCCGTGTGATGAACCGATGCGGTGGCAGTGCGTCCCTGGCCGCCGTGCACCATGCGTGCCTGAATGACGGTGTACTGGGCAAATACCCAAACCGCTATAACCAGGCATATAACATCATCAAGAATCACGACACATCCGGTGTTTCCACACCCGGTACTCCCGCTCCCCAAAACCCCGGCAACGGCGGAAGCGGCGGGGCCACCAACGGCGGGACGAATGCTGGGTCTGTCACGGAGATTACGCGCGACGGCAGCGGGCAACTGTACCTGAGAACATCCTCCGGACTGGTGACGGCCCAGCCGACGAATAATCACAACCGGTGGATACTCCCCCAAAATTCCATCTCCAACGGCGGGGCTGCCGCTACACCCGGTAACGGGGGGGGCGGGGGGGGG